CCGTTGATCGGTTGTATCCCCCAGCCGCGAAAGCGGCCACTAGGCCCCGGAGCCCCGCTCCGGGGCCTTCTTTCTGCTTGCGCCCGTTGTGCCGTTGCGCTACGATGTGCTTCGCAGCGAAAGGAAACACCGTGGCCGAGCCGATCAAGATCCAAGCCTGGCACTTCACCGGCGCCGCCCTGCGCGATGGTCGCCCGATCCCCGCCGATGGCGAGGTGTTGCACCACGACGGCCCGCTGGTGATGTGCGCGTCCGGGCTGCAATGGAGCCGCACGCCACTCGCCGCACTTGGACACGCGCCCGGCGCAACGCTTTGCCGCGTCGAGGTCTGGGGCGATGTTGTCGAGGATGACGACAAGGGGATCGCCCACAATCGCGTCATCCTCTGGCGCATGGATGCTACCGATCTGCTGCGCGAGTTTGGCCGCCGCTGCGCGCTGGATGTCGCACATCTCTGGAACGCACCCGAAATCGTGCTGGACTACCTGCGTACGGGTGATGAAACAAAGCGACGTGCCGCCGCCTATGCCGCCTATGCCGCCGATGCCGCCTATGCCGCCGCCTATGCCGCCGATGCCGCCTATGCCGCCGATGCCGCCGCCTATGCCGCCTATGCCGCCGCCTATGCCGCCCGTGCCGCCTATGCCGCCCGTGCCGCCGCCGATGCCGCCGATGCCGCCCGTGCCGCCCAAAACGCGCGCTTAACCGACATGATCGACCGCGCCCGCGAGCGGGTGCTGAGCGGCGAACGTGCGCCAAGCGCGTCCGGCAGCATCGCGCCGTGATCCGCGCCCGCACCCTATGGCCGCGCGACATCGGCGGCTTCACGTTTCGCTGTCCAAACGGCATGCACTGGCGCCGGAACGCCGCCGGGAACGGGTGGGCGTCGGAAGGCACCGTGCCAACCACGGTCGGGCAGGATTGGCCTGTCGGGCCTGCCCGAGAGCGCCGCATCTCGTGGTGGCGCAAGCGCCTCGCCGCGCGACGGGCGATCGACCGGGCAACCTGGAGGCACTCAGTATGAGCGGAACCGAGGCCCGCCGGCCCACCAGTGAAGAACCATGGAACGGCACGTTCGCCCAGGGCAGCGTCCGCGTCGCCTACCCCGAACTGGTCCGCGTGTTCGGCGCCCCGACGCACCGGAACGAATTGAGCGCCGCGGAATGGCTGCTGACCGTCCCGGCACCGGACCCGGCCGACCCGCCGATCCTGGCGACAATCTACGCCGGCCAGCGCGACCGTTCGCCGGCATCAATCCCGATCTGGACGGTCGGCGGCCACGATCTGCGGGCGCTGACGGCGGTGCGGGCCGCGCTGGATGCACCACGCACCCCCATGAAAGCGAAGGAAATCACGCCATGACCTCGAAGCCTCTGCTCATCAAATCCGACTTTGCCATCCTGGATGTGAAGGCCGGTCGCGCCGCGTTGCTCAAAGCGGTGGGTTTTGCCCACAACAATACGTCCAAGGCACATACGGTCCCGATCACGATAACCGGGGAGATTGTGGGGGCGTGGGGAGACGATGACGGGATAAGCCGAGAATTTGAGGTGCGCGTGACAGGAGTATCGATGCTATGACCGAAACACAGTCGCCATTCGCCGGCTCCGAAGACCTGAACCCCAACACCGCAACCGGCGTCCTGCTGGACGACATCGCGGCGCGGATCGGGATTACGCCGCGCGTCCGATGGGCCAGTATCGCGCCGGGATCAATGGAGAGCGACGACAGCCTGCGTGGCCGCGTTCTGGGGGCCATCCGGGCCGCTCTGCCGCCGTCAGATGCTGCGCTGGACCATGCCGGGCATTCGGTCGGGCTGCCAGGTGCCGCAGGGGGCACGATGTTGGCTGCTGGTGCCACGGCATCGCCGGGACATGTCGCAGCACCAGCCAACCCACGCGCCCGCCTGTCCGTCACGCTGGACCTCGCTGCGGCCAAACCCGACGCCGAGACGAGGAAGGCGCTCGCCGCCGCTCTGTGCCTGGTCGCAATCTCCGTCGCGACCGGGATGAGCGAGGGCGTCGTGGATGAGGCGGATGGGACGGTTGTGGCTCGGTTTCGCATCGAGGGTTGACACTCGCCGCCCGGCCCGGTATTGTCCGGCCTGCGACATTTTCTCCTCCTAGGTTAGTCCCCCAAACTGCCCCGGCGCCGCAAGGCTCCGGGGCTTTTCTTTGTCACCCGCTCACGCGCCCCGCCAGCCGCTCGCTATAAGCCACGAACCACGCATCGCCGGGACCGACATCCTCCGTTTCCGCCCACGCCTGTTTGCCCTCGGTGCGCCAGCCGGTGAGGTGAAACATGATGCCGTCAACCGTCAACATCTCGGCTGCCGGCTCAATCCGCAGCGCCGAGGGTGCCCAGCCGTCCGGCGTGATCGTGGCCGTGTAGGCGCCGCCGTCTTTGCGCCAGTCCGTCAGCGCGTAGTCGATGGCGCCCCAGCGGACGGAGTGAGTGGCAACATCGATGTGGAGAGGGTGTTTCATCGCACCGGCGGCCTCTGCGCGAACGCCGCCGCCCGCAGCCCGGCCCTCGTTGTCGGTTTCGCGCGTGGCTTGCCGCTCGGCTTCTTCGGTGCCTTCCGTGGCGGCGCTTCAATGGCAAGGCGCTCGTCGATGCCCGCCATGGTGCCTGACAAAGGGAACCGATACAGCCGCAGGATATCCTCGACCTGTTGAGCCGACCAAGCCGCCGCCGCGTAGAACCCAGCGGCAATGATGGCGTTCATGAAAGCCGCCTCGGCATCGGTGACGGTGTTTTTACCGGCCTTCAATTCGATGGTCAGGTATTTCCCCTGCCACCAAAAATGCAGATCGGTCGTGCCGGCCTTGACGCCTTTGTTGAGTAGTTTCTGCCACGCCGCCATGCGCCGCGTCGGCGAGCCATGTAGGAACACGCCTTGCTCAACGGCGCGAAACTCGCAGTCGCGCGGCAGGATATCGCGGAGGCGGCGGACGATGTAGACTTGCAGACGTTCTTCGGGTTTCAGCGCGCTCATTCCACCATCCCCGTTTTGCATCCCATATCGAAGTCCCACGCCTCGGCGCTATACGGCCACAGGATAACCTCCGCGTGGCATGCCGGCCAGTTCGCATCGTCGTGATGCTTGGCCGCTTCGACGGCAAACATCGCGTTGAGCGCCGCCGCCTCCTGTTCAGCCGATGCCTTATCGGGGTAGGCGATCACGTCATCTGGCCCGATGACGTGGACGCACCACAACTCTTTCTTGTCGCTCATCGCCTCACTCCCTCTCTCATAACCGCGTGGCTTCCCCGGCCTGCGTCGCGCGGGCGGGGGTCATCAGTCGGCCGCCCCAACATGCAGCAGATCCACCGATGATCGTTCTGCCGCCTCAAGCGCCCGGCACGCCTGGTGAAAATAAGAGCCCTTCAACTCGACGCCAAGAAACTTCCTCCCGCGCCGCATCGCAACAACACCCTCGCTCCCGATGCCCATGAACGGACTCAACACCACATCGCGCGGATTGCTCCACATCGTCAGCGCGCGCTCGATCAGTTGGAGTTGCAGCGGGCAAAGGTGGCGCTCGTCGGCATCCTCGCGCGCGTCGGAAAGATTGATCGGATCACCAATCCACCGATCTGCGCTGGCTTTGTTGTTCAGCACGTCGGTCTGGTTAATGTCCATCCAGACCGGGCTGGCCCATTTCTGCCAAAGCTTAACAGGGAAGTCGGCCGGCTTATGACCAACGGCCTCAGCGTTGTCTCCTGGCTTGCGGAACAGCAGTAGGTAATCCGGCGTCCCTGGCCATGAGCATGTGCTGTCCTTCAATATCTGCTTGTGCAATAGGCTCAATGCTTTCGTGCGCGTCATTTCAACCACGGGATCGCGCCAGATCGTCACGCGCCGCACGAAACGCCAGCCCGCCGCAAGGTGCGCCTGCGTGATGTTGTCGGAGAACGGCTTGGAGCCGATATAGCCGTCTTTCCATTTCCGAGTGGGAAGATCGGAACAATGCACCGCAGTCAACCGGCCCGGCTTCGTCACCCTCAATTTCTCGCGGATGATGAAACCGTATTGCTCGAAAAAATCCTCGTCGCTGGCGTTGTTGCCGAGGTCGTTGGCGCTGTCCGAATAGACGAAAAGATCACCGAACGGCGGCGAGTAGATCGAGAAGTCAACGCACCCATCGGGCAATTGCGGCAGCACCATGCCGCTATCGCCATTGTAGGCTGACCACCGTTTGCCGGCGGCGGAACTCAGGCAGTCAACCATGACGGCAGCTCTCCCGTGTGTGTGGCATTGTATGGAACCATCGTATGCACATCCGTTTCCCGCGAACGCAACATTGCCGCCGCCATCGCGAGTTTCATGGATGCGTGTCCCTCGGCCTTGCGGTCAATCACGCGGCCGATCTGTTCTTCGCCCTCGGCTACGGCAAGATGAATGTGAACCGTTCGCTTCTGCCCGAACCGCCATGAGCGTCGCACGGCCTGATACCAGCTTTCGTAGCTGAATGACCGGCCGATGAACGCTTGGCGCGCGCAGAATTGAAGATTCACACCAAATCCGCAAATCGAAGGTTTTGTAATCAGGATGAGCTTTCGGCCCATAGTGAAGTCGTCCAGTGTCGATTCCTTGCGGTCAATAGTGTGCGATCCACGTAACTCCGTGGCGCCGTCCACAACCATCATAAGGGCGTCTGCCTCGGCGTCGCTATCACACCACAGTATCCAAGGTTCATTCGGCTCGTTCGCCACCAGGTCGGCCACAAGTCGTGCCCGCGCGTCTGCCGTCTCGCGCTTTACGGCGTGCATGTTCGTGGCGCTTACGTCGCCCGCGAACAGCGTTCCCTCCATCGCCTTCGCCTCGGCCGCAACCTTGTGCTTGTGGATTTCCAACGGTGGCAACACGAACCGCGCGCCGTCAAAACCTAGATCGGTCGGGCTATCAGCGCACCGCGCCCACGATGCCACCCAATCCCAAAACGCACTCTCGGCATGGCCTTTGAGCCGCCAGTTTTGTGATGCCGTCGATGTGTCGTTAATGAACCAACGGGCCAACATTTCGAGCCGCTTCATAAGCCCGAGAAATTCGGAATGGGTTCCGAGTTCCATGTGATCGTTCGGAGCGGGTGTCGCGGTGTTGCAGAGGCGGAAACGGTGGCCGGAAAAAGCATCGGTCAACTTTGTAAACGTGGCACCCATGAAGTTTTTTATGATGCTGCTTTCGTCCAGACTTACCGCCCCGAACGCATGTGGATTGAGCCCGTCCAGCCGGTCGTAATTGCAGATGTTGATGCCGTCTGCCACATCGTCCTGACACTTGATAACTTGCGCGGTGTAGCCGAAACGGTGCGCCTCGCGCTCCATCTGGCGGGCGACGGCGAGCGGCGTCAAGATCAGCGCGCGCCCGTTGGTTGCCTCGGCGGCCTGTCTGCACCACTCGATCTGGATTGCCGACTTTCCCAGGCCGGTGCCGAGAAACTCCGCGCCGCGCCCAACGCGCAACAGGAATCGGCAAACCTCGGCCTGAAAGTCAAATAGGTGGCTCGGCATCGCTTCCGGCTCGATCCCGTGCGCTTGGATGCGTGGCGTCTTGCGAGCAAGAAACTCGGCATATGCTTTGGTCGTCATCTCCCCACCCTCGAATACAGTCGCTTCCCGTCCGGCCTCGGTATCCCGGCATCGCACCGCCGCGCCAGGTTGTGCCGCACCGCGATGGCCGACACGCACGACAGCGAGACCCGAAACCGCCAGGCGATCACCTTCATGGCCTCGCCGGCCGCCAGCATCTCGCAGACGCCGACCGTGATCGGCAGCGGGCGGCGGTGGTAGCTGTTCCAGCGGTCGCGCGACGTGGTGGCACTCATCCCCGTGCGGGCTCCTGCTCGGCCGCACGCTCGGCGGCGATCTCGGCGTACACATCGGCGATGTGGTGCTCGCACACGGCCAGGCTGCCCGCGTTGCCCGGGGCTTCGGTGCGGAGCCTCTCGGCTTCCCGGCGCAGGAGAAACTTCAGCGCAATATCGCGGGCGGTCGTGGTCATGGCTCATTCCTCATCAAAAGGTGCGGCTCGGTC